GGAGCGTTGAATTTCAACATGGCAAACTCATCATAGATTGGCGTAAAAAGATCAAGCATTTCTGCGCGTGTCATAATAATCCTCCGATTTTATTTGTTTCTATTACATGCTCCTTATGGTTAAGCCTGTGTGCCGACCACAACAAAATGACCGATGGCATAACCATAAGTGTTAGCCGCAATAGCGTCAGCCGATATGTCAATATCGTCAATCATGAAACCGATACCTTCAGAGACGGTATCGCTGATGTCAATATCGTCATTGGCCTCAAGGTCAACGATCGAACCTATCGCGTCGCGTGTGATTACTGCGTTTGCCGCGACAGGAACCGAATATTGCGTCTTCGTGTCAAGCGGATAATATTCGACATACTTGGAACTTGAATCTCCGACAACGCCGATAGCCGCAACGCCCATATGAGTTGCCGCAAAAGCCGTTCCTGCGTTCGTCATGTAACCGCTTCCATTGTCCTGAAGCATATCGCCTTTGACGATCGTCACCGTTGCCGCAAGAGCATTTCTACGGGCAGGCGGTTCGCTTACAGGAATAAAACCGTTCGCCTGGTATCGTGTCAATTTCATATAATCCTCCCATTAAACTATCTGCTTGAGATAGTCGTCTGTTCCAATTTCCCCCTTGAGCCTGAATCTTCCTGACTCAAATTTCTAAGATTCAAACGCAAGCTGAAAGGAATGGAATTTACATCTCTTGATCCATGACCATAACCGCATTCGGGACAGACTTTAGGCTTTGTCTTGTAAAAAAGAATCCTGCCCTTGCATCGTCCGCAAACATAAAATGAATACTTGCGTTCATTTTTGGTCGTGGCCATTATTTTTTCTTTTCCCTGAACTTCTTTAAGGCGGAATCAATCATTGCTTGGGTGGCCTTAGACGCCCTCATGGTTTCTACCATCGCGTTTTCGACTTCTGTCAGCTTTTCCTCTGTCTCTTTTTTCCTTTGCAATGTTGTGCCTATACCCTCATCAGTTGAACTCAAACGGGCTATTTCAGCACTCAGGGTTTCTACCTGTTTTCTGAGTTCCTCGACCTCACTTGAGCTTTCTTTCTTTCCTTCGAGGGCTTTTTCCATTTCTTCCATAGCCAGTTCCGGGGCTTTCGGGTCGGTTTTTAGTTCAGGATGCTTTTCTGCGTAATCGAGCATAACGTCATATTTTTTATTTTCCTTTCGTATGGCGTTAAGAGCCTCGTCTTCAGACATCCCGTTATCCATGAGTTCCTTTTTACGCTTTACGATATTCAACTCAGGATGTTTGTCCAAAACCCTCATGTAAGACTGCGTTTGTTTTTCAAAGAGCTTCTTGGAAACGCCCTCACGCTGTTTAAGAATGAGATTTTGGCGCTTGTCAATTTCTCTCCTTAACTCACGGCGTTGAATCCAGGCAATAGCTGATTTCTGGTCTTCAAGTAGCCATTCGTCAAGTTCCGCATCTTCCATTTCCCGGCGCTTATCAAGGGGCAAAGATTTGTCTTCATTGAGGTATTTCTTGACCTTCTCGGCTTCCTCCCTCTCGACTAAAGCCAAGATGTCTTCTTCCTTTGGAGCATCTTTCTCTTTCCGCAAAGTCTCCAACTCTTGACGCAATGTCTGGGCTTCCTTTGAGCTCTTGTCCTGCGTTTCCTTTAGCTTATTGGAAAGCTCGTCAATGCGTTTTTGAGTTTCGGATTTTATCTTCTTGATCCGTTCCTCTGCGGAGAGCTTGGCATCTTCGTCCTTTTCTCTTTTTTCCAGCAATTCGGCCTTACGTTTTTTTTCGGCTTCATCTTTTATCTCTTCGTCTTTCTTGGATAAAAGCTCGGCATCGAACTTGGCTTGTTTTTCAACTTCAAGCCGTTTGGTTTCGGCCTCTTCAGCGTCTTTGGCCTTCTTTTCCTCCTGTTGTTTCTTTTGTTCAGGAGTCAAAAGAGATTCCTGCTGTTTCTGGACGGAAGACTTACCCTGCTCCAAAATAACCTCAAGTTCTTTCTTTGCTTCCTCTTTTTTAAGTTCTGGCATGACTTCTCCTTTTTAAACCACCGTTTTTCTCGGATAACGGAGCATCCTTTTTTCTTCCATCACTTTTTTGGGTAAGTGAAGCAACCCCTTAAAAAAACAAAAGCCCACACCAAGATTGCTCTTGATATGGGCTTCTATGAGCCTCTGTTTGTTTATGGCGTTCTAAGACGCTCTTAAACTTTTACACTACCGAATACGAATTGCCAATCTTCTGATCTTAATTCTTGTTTTATTGTATTTATTGTTTCACATTTCGGACATTTAATTTCCAATTCAGTCAAACTTATTGTGACTGTATCGTTTCGTAATAAAACATCTTTTTCTAACTGAATAGGATTATACTTAAACAACAGCCGATGACAAAACTTACAGCGATAGTCTTTCATTATTCAATCTTCTTCGGTCTTCCCCTTACGATCTTCTTTTCTTCTTTAGGGGCTTCCGTCTCTGCTTCCACCTTTGAAGTTTCCTTTTTTTCTTCTTTTGTATCAAGAGTTTTTGCAAATTCGGCGATCTTGGCTTCTTTTTCTCTCCTTTGCCTCTGCTTTGCCACAAACTGTTCTTTACTCAATCTGATATTTTCTGGGTCATCAGGCAATGATTTCTCAACAACGAACCCTCTGTCTGTCCCTTTCTTGCTACCTTTCATCTCTGACATGCTTCCTCCTTTTATACCATCACTTTCTTCGGCAAGTGAAGAGCCGTTATTTTTGCAAATCAGTCATTTTTTTCCGCAACAACTCGACTATTTTTTCTGCATCTTCTTTTGCTTTGAGAGAAGCATAGGCGTTTGTCATGTCTTGGGCCTTTATGAACCTGTTAATCTCGCATTGCAAAAAATCTTTATGCTCTGCCAAGACTTCAAAGAATATCCTTGAATGTAGGATGGTCTGTAATTCGCCAATGTCTGTCGCACGATTATTGGACACTCATACCCTCCCCCTGGCCGACTGGCATAGCTCCTGGCAATGCCCCTGGTTGGGCCATATTTGCCCCAGGTTGCATTCTATCCGCACTTCCCGACTGATAGGGGCCTGGATTCTGTGCTATCGCTTGAGCCGCGATTTTAGAGACTACCTGATCTCTTTGGACATTCTGCATAAACTTCATGGCATTAACCATCGTCTTGAACAAATGGGCGTCAAAATTAGCCCTGTATTCCTCATCAAGCAAATGATATTTCTCATCCTTTTGCTTGGTATGTCCTTCCAAATGTTGCAAGGCTATCTGAGTTTCTCCTTCTGGTGGATCGAAGTCCTCTCCGTTCATAAAACGATACCACTCATTGTTGAGTTCTGTTTCGTCAAATTTGGCCTTTGGCTGTTCACCGAGATACCGGCGAACCTCATTATCGGACAGGTTAAGCATTTCCTTCAGCGTATCCGCACATAAATTCCAGTTACCGTGTGGATTGATCTGCGGATTGAGCCAGACCATCTGTTGACCTGTCTGGAAAGCATACATCTGCAACTGCTTCCTGTATGCTTTTGAACCGGCGACTGTATCAGGCGTCATCTGGACAGAAGTATCACCCCTTAAACTGTCAATGGACAGGTTCGGGAATATCTTTTTACCATCCTCTCCTATGACTCTTTCAGCCAAGCCTTTCGGTGGATAGTCCTGATAAAGTTCGAACCACATCCCGATAGCCTCTGTGATGTCCTGCTGGACACGGGAAACCCATAAACCGAACCTTGTTTCTGAATTTTTGTCTATCAGTAAATCTTGGCCTAATGTTTTGCTTTGGTTTGTCCGCGTAGTGAAGTAAGAGGCGGCCCCTGTCAACCGCTCCAGAACTTCGAACAATATCCTCATATCACTTTCAGCCCACGCCATAGACCTCTGGACATTCGGAATATAGACAGACTTGGGGTCGTCTGTCGGATAAAGGATCATCGGCTCAAGTTCGAGTTGGCTCGTTGTATAACCTTCCGATGGAGTATAGAAACCAAAAGGACAATTCGTAACATACTGGAAATCTGACTTTTGGTTGAATACGTTATTAAAGGCATTGACAACAGGAGCGATGATCTGCATAAGAGAGATACCCCGTATCATGCCCGGCTCATTACAAAGTCCACGACCGACAAAAGGAATCTTTCCTGACCTGTTTATCTTCCGTAAAGGCTTACCGCCTAAAAATTCCATGTTTTCCACATCAACATAGAACCTGAATTTTTCCGTTCTTCCGTCTTTCGTAAATTCTCCATACCATTCATAGACATCCACATTCAGCCTGCGAATGTCTAAATCTGAAATCCCATCAGGCGTAATGCCGAGATTCTTTAGTTTTTCTTCTCCAAGCGTCCTTTCTTTCTGATGGTAAACCTGGCCTTTTAATTTTTTCTTGTAAGATTCAATATCCTCTGGAATAAAAACTTTTCTCTTGATGTAATCCAAAACCTTCTCGCCGTCTAAATGCAGAATATGAATAAAAAACGGAAGCTCCTGAATGTTCTTTCCGTATTCAGGCATCAAGATGTCGTCAATATCAGGGATGTTTTCAATGATACCTTTTTCCATTCTGACCTTTTTAGTCTCAATATTGTATTTATAAGTGTTACCTTCCTTGTTTTTGACAGGAATCCTCTTGTCAACCCATTCTTCCCAGACCTTGCGGTATATCTTGAAGAATGAAGACCCAACGACTATGCGATTGTGGACAAAAGCATCCACTTCAGGCGCGGCATTGGCTTCCTGCTTTCCCATGCCCCATTTGGTGAATTTCTCCTGATTGTTTCGGTTGTCAATGTCATTCGTCCGCGTGGCTATGAAATTGATCGAGTCAGGGTTCCATGCGGTCGCAAGAATAGTGGCTTGGTAGCTGTCGGCTACGGCACGGGCCAAACCAAGATTCCTATCAGACATCCATGACTTTTTCTGCAATCCTTCCAGTTCAGATGGCCTGACCATATGATAATGTTTCAGGTCAAGTTCCTTCTGGGCCACATAACCTTCCTGGATTTTGAGTCCATATTCGACATCATCAGAAACGATGCTGATAATGTCCTTGCGTTCGGCTTCAGTAAAAGAATCGCTCCTGACATCAATCTTTATCTCTGTCTTGGTTTCCGTGGTCTTCTGGCTTGCGTCTTCTGTCTTTTCTTTTTTTATCTTCGGCATTATTGGACGCCCTTCTTTTTGACTATCTTCACCGTATCCGATAACCTCTGTTTCAATGTCTTTGTTTTCTCATCATCAGAAGTCTTAAAAAAATCGAACTTCACGTCTTTTGGTGTGAGCCTATCTATCTTTTTTAAACTCTTACACAGACTGCATTGGCAGGACATGTCTAACCTTTCCTTTGGTGGGATTTATTAAAAGCGTTTTTACCCAATCCACCAACACATCTCTTGGCCGCCTCTTTGTAAGAAAATCCTTTGTTGAGATAACTGACGACACAATGATGGAAAGCGGCAGTATTTATCCCTTTACCTTCCGGCATATTCTTGAGTTGCCCGGCGTTTCGATAAATCTTTCTGATATTCGCAGGTTCAGGCATTATTTTCCTTTCTTCTTCTTGATTTCGCCTGGATAAGATTTTCCGTTGAGATAGCAAATATGCAGATAACGGCCATTTGAAAGTTTTTTTGTTCGGACTTCACCGCCATTAGCAACGCATTTTGTAAAATCAGCAGGCATATTTTTCCCTCATTGCTTTCCAAATGCCCCTTTGACCCTGTTGACCAGTCCCGGAGGCTTAATAATAGCCCCTTGCTTCATCATTTCCTGTTGCATGTCCATAGACATCCGAGCCTTTTCTAAAGCATGGACTATCTCGCATTGGGCTTGGTTAAAAAGAGACCGTTTATGATTTCCGACTATCACGCCAATGCCAAGCGTAGATTTGTCATGTCTGATTGCGGCAACGACGATTTCAGAAATCTCGATAAAGCCCTCTGGATTCTTGTTAAAGCGTTCGGCACGTTCTGCTTTTAGCTGTTCAGGTGTCTTTGTTTCTTCTTTTTTGATGTCTTCCATAACGTCCTTTCTAATAGACTTTCACGCTTTCAGGTTCAAACGACTTTAACCCTGATATGTGTTTAGGGTTTGACATCCAAAAGTAACGATCAAGATCACAAAAATCCTTGTATTTTTCCTGAACCCCTACTTTGTCTTTAACGTCCCCATCTGATGCCATGATGTCTTTTCGTGAATACCGGCTTAGGTGCTTAATGCTATTGATACAATTATCCGTAATAAAATATTTCGGCTGCAAGACAACCTCTTCGCCCTTTTTCTCGTAGTGCAGCATTTCCCTGACTTTCAGGTGTCCGGCTTCGAGAGCATCTATTCCGTCATCAAACTTAAGGCCCAATCTCTTTAGCTCTTCCTTCGGGCTTGTGTGAGCGTGTTTATCAACTCTTTCCGTGAGCTGGACGGTCTTATTTCCGAAATTTGGGTCTATGATCCTCCTGTAAACCGAGACACCAAAGATATCTTCAAGCGCGGCTTCTTTTTCATGAATGATGGACACATACTCTTTGTAGGTCTTGCTGTCCGAATTCATTTCGTTGAAATCCCTGTTTGGATATTCATCCACACAATAAGCCGTTCCTGTTGAGTGCATGACGATCCACTTCATGGCCCAGGGTTTTCTGTCGTGGGGATCAAGTATGTGATACAAAGTTACGTTGGAAAACATAGCGTCTTCAAACGGTATCACATGGATGTTTTTGGAAAACTCCAGATAAATCTTGCCGGAGAGATTGACGGGTATCCCATAAATCCTCGCCTTGATTTCATCCCTTGTCAAAAACCTTATCTCTTCGGCAACCCTGTTTTGGTCCAGATACGGATTATCCGTAGTCCAGAGCATGTAAAACCTGACGCCGTTTTTCTCGCAGACAACAGGCAAGGTTTCTTTTAGCAGAGGTGCAAAGCGACTTTCCAGCACATCATGATCCTCAAACATGTCCTGTATGAGATCAGTCACGCCTTTAAGAGAAGTCATTGAGATTATCATTTCCCCGTTTCTGTCCAACAATCTCATGGCCTGCTCTTTGTAAATATCGTAAGGCGGCTCTTCGTCATTCCAGATTCCGTCAACATCCTCGCCCTGGAAGGCTTCTCTGGCCTGATCGTAAGATTTAAAGTGGATGATTGATTTATTGAGAAAGAGCAACTTTCTATTCGTGAAGCCGTTTATCTCATCATAACGGCCATACTTGATAGTTGCTTTTGGAAGCAACTCGTATATTTTACGCTGTTGAATATTGACAGAATCAGAGAATGATTCCGCGACAGCCCACCAGCGTTGCTTTGGTTTCGCGAGGCACTTTTGTATGACATATTCGGCAACTTCCTCTGTCTTTCCTGCTCTGTTGCCGCCAAAGATGTTTTTCTTCCTGCTTGGGTCATCATGGAATTTCTGTTGTGCCGGAAGATGTTTGTAAAATTCAAGAGGGGTTAGATACTTCCGGCGCCTTATCACCTCTTGGATCTCCAAGAACTGCCTTAGCAAGCTCTCGTCCGGCTTTGATGAGGTCGTCTGCATTAGAGTCCTTGTATTTATCAAGCAAAGAATCGGCGAGACCGTGATCAACTTCCGTTTTGTCTCTCCATTTGTCAGGTTGTCTGTTTTTCAACCAGAAAATCATCGAGGTCGGATCAGGCGGATAGTGTTTAAGCGTTTCCGCTCTTACAACTTTTCCCTGAAACTGAAAAATCACCTCTTCCGGGTGAGTGTAACCGCAGGCCCTTTCATATAAACTTCTCTCAACTCGTTCATCCGCTTGCAGTTTCCAATCTTTTAAGGACTGAAAGAACTTAGGATCAGTTTGTTTCCAATTATCTATTGTCCTTTGGGTTATATCGAAAAACTTCGCAACCTGGGCATCACTCCATCCAGAAAGATAAAGTTTTTTCATCTGTTCCAAGTCAATGAATGTTTTCTTTGTAGGTTGACCAGGTTTATGATATTTCTTTCTATAACGCTTCATAAGAATCCTTTATTGTCGCTAAGACATGCTTACTTTTAAGCAAGAGATATTCCTGTCTATCCCAAAACAATCTTTTTCCCTCATTTCTCGTCCAGATGACCTTGTCTCCTGATTGCAAAATCCTGCCGTCAAATGTTTCTTTGTATTTTGGGCCGACAGAAATAATATGCCCATAAATAAAACCATGATAGAGGCGAAATTGTCCATGTCCTGAATTTTTGCCAAATCTGCTTCCTTCAGGGATTTCGATGCAACCGACTTTATCCTGGTAGACTGGCTTGACGATTACTTCATCGCGGAGAGCTTGCAACATGGATATTCATGCCTTTCCTGATTTTTTCCTTCGAACAAGTCTCATGTTCCGTAAATCCCGTATGTCAATTAACGGACTTACTTTATTGCAGACCGTTATGTTGGACGTTTTCTTCTTCATGGCAAAATTTTGAGAGGCCAGAGCAGTAAAGGCTCTTATGGAAAAAACAGCAAACGCTGGTTTCTGTATGACTTGATCCCTGACTGATGGCCTCTAATTAAAGTCTGCCATATGATTTTTCAAACTAAAGTAATATTTTTGTTTTAACTTCTTTACAGCGTTGCAGATAATAAAACTAACAGCCTGTTGTGATATTTTCTTTCCATCAAGCCTTGAAATCTCAAGAGAATTTTTGTTTGATGCATATCGCCAGAATAAATATCTCATCTCTCGGAATGTCAACGTGCGAAATTTCAGGCATAGAAAGAAAAACCTTAAATTTCTTTCGCATATCTGCCTCATCCCTCCCCCTTTCAAACAAAAAAGGCCTCGGCGTGCGCTCATCACTATGAAACGCAACTTAAAACCGAGACCTCTCGATAATCGAGTTGGCCTAAATTACTTAAATAATTTTAAAACCAACAATCTCATCACTTCTAACTTCGTCACCTTTCCCTCCCATTCTCGCCATACTCACGTGTTTTTTATACAGAATTTCAATGCGTTGTTTATTGCGAGACGTTTCTAATAACTGTTTTTTAAGCTCATAATTATTTTTTCTAATGGCGTAAGCATCCGTATTTGACGATTCCAAATCTGCCCTAAACCATACAGAATTCCAAAAAACACCATCTTCAACTGTCGTAACATACCCAACGCTTGCACCATCCCCATAAATCCAACAACCAGAAAAACAAAAACATAAAATTGGCAACAACAGTAAAAACAAATTCTTTTTCATTCTTCCTTCCTTTTTTCTAAAAGAGTATTTTTTGACGTCTTCACACCCTCATAACCCATTTTGTCCTTTCCGGCACGCTCTCAACCGCGACAATGCGGCCCTGATGAATAGTCCAGTCTGTTCCAATTTTTCCATAGCCCTGTTCTTTGGCCTTCTTTTTAAGTTCTTCCCAAAGCAGATCTTCTTTATCCACAAAACCCCCTAAATCCTCACCAACCCGCGCAACCCCAAATAGACCTTCGTCAAGAATACCCTGTCCTCAAATTCTTCTTCGTCTTTTTCTATCATGGACTTGACGGTCTCGTATTCCGTGGCTATATCTTTTTTTTCACGCTTGAGCCAGAATTTGCGATAACATGGCTTACTGCAACACTTCGCCCTTCCGTAATTTTTGCGTTCCGGGTCAAGTGGCCTGCCGCACTCCACGCAACACTTTATTTGTCCTGATGCTTCACACATTGCCGCAGTATCCTCAAAAATCTGAACTTTTCTGAAACCAGGCGGATTTGGTTCGGATCAAAATACCCTGCTTCCCCCAACGACCCCCTCACCGTCATCCGTGCGTCAGGATGGGTGCTAAATGACAATATTTTGCGGTATATGAGCCAATCCATGACCACAAGAGCGATCAGGCGCCAAAGACCTATCCTTTGCTTTGTTTCAGCGCACAAGACGCACCTATTGCCGTAGAGATAATTTTCCACCCAAGATAGGCCCAGAGAACAGACGTTGCACCTTGCGTTCGGTTCTTCACGCGTCGAATGATGGAGATCGGTCATTATATTTCCCCTTTCGCCACTACACCACAATCTTCCCATCCTTGATCTTCCCTACGCTCTCAAGATACTTTATAGCCTCTTCTGCTTTCGTATCTTTTTCGGGTTCTGGGAGAACGATGGAATAGCCACGTTCTTTTAAATCCAGGAAATCTAAGAATGTCATTTCTTCTCCTTGATTTCGGCGAGAAGTTGCTTGGCTTTTCTTAAATCTCCAACTTTTATATAACAAGTAACTCTTTCATCATCTTTTCTATAGCTGTCTTTTGTGGGAAGCAGACAATCAGCCAGAACCTTTACAGAATCCACCAACCTCTCACGCTGTTGAATAGCTCGTCTTTGGGATTCGTCGTAACCCGCCATAATTGCATTGGCAAACCAGCCAATCATGAGTCCTTCGTCAACCCAGGTTGGATCAAGTGCGTTTTCTCTGTAAAGACGCATAAACTCTATTGCCCAAACTTTCGCATCCATTGATTGTGGGTTAAATTCTTTCTCATTCATGGTCGCTCCTTATCTTATATCTTCCCACCATTCAACCATTATGGTCACTCCTTGTGCTTGTCCTCGTCTTTTGCTCTATTTTCTTTTCACGATTGCTCATCTTCGCTCTCCTGGGGGTTAATATAAATCTTCACTAAATAAAATTTCGCCCCTATATCCACCAATGGCGACAGACTTAATACCAGCTTCTTT